GCCGAATTGGCTGTTCGTCATGTTGAATTTTATTCCGAGCTCTTAGATAATACCGTTTTGGCGTGTATCTATCACCGACGAGACCAAGATTCACAAAGAGTCTTGGAAACGCGCCAGGCTCATGCAACCGCCGAATACCACTTGATCCAGGCTCGTGGTGCGGCAAACCCTCAATCTCGGTTCATCAATCTGCAAGCCCTCGTGGGGGTCCTAGCGTTGATTGGTGTTGCTTCCGTGGGCGTTATGCGTTCACGAGGTGCGTGCTGGATGATTCCGTCTTCGCCTCTTCTCTCCGCAATCGGAGAAGAAGCGTTGGCATATGTTTCAGAACCAGCCGCCTGTGTGGGTTATTTGTATGAATTTGCCACGTCAGCTAAGAGAGAAAAACCCGTCTCTCGTCTTATCTTCCAAGTGAGTTTATCCGCGGTGCGGATCACTTTGGGATTTCCCGGTCGCTTACTGTCTCTCGGACTCCATCTTGGTTGGAACTCCCGATTCAGTAGCGGTGTTGTAAGGTTTCGAAACTTCTACAATTCTTTCGTGTTGGGCGAACTGGTCGAAGCAGACCAGGTGGTTGAAAGTATCCCCCTTTCGACTACTTTGCCTTCCTACACGTCACGAATGTGTAGCGGTCCGGAACATTTCAGAGGTAATATCGATATCTTCGTTGACGGCGAAAATATGAATATCGAGGAAGCCTTTGAAGCTCTCGGACGACCCGAGGGTGCGAACGTGACTTATCCGGTTTTAATCACGAATCGCCTCTTACAACAGCCAGCGAACAACGAAACGAATTTGCTGGCGGCCGTGCTCAGTCGCATCCACAATGACCCTTTTGTGGATAACCCCCACGACGACTCTGCACGACACAAGAACTGGCTCCGATTGAGTGCCATTGTGATCGAAATTTTCTCGTTCAGTTTGCATACGGTTTCGTTTACCGTTGCGGACAACATAAAACTCATGGGAAAGAAAGGCAAACGCCTTGAAAACGCCTACAACTTGGATGTGATCGGGGGGCTTCAGTCTGTTGGTAAGACCATCAATCTCAAATGGAACGAAACTATTTCGTCCCAGAAAGAGATGGGTGGTGTGAAAACTATGAAGCCCCGCGCGATTCAAAATCTTCCAGCCCTGCTTCATGCAGAAATGGGAGGTTTTGCCAGGGCTTTTGCGCATGCCTTGCATGACATTTTCGACGGAAAAATCCACGATGTTTTTGGATTTCCTGTCGCAATTTTCTTTGCTTCTGGCTATACGCAAAGTGAACTGTCTGAAATTGCCCGTGTGGCTGACAGTGGCGTTTCTGTGTTTGCAATGTCAGGTGATGATTCATTTGTTGCTTGGGGTGGAATACTTGAGGGATTTGGCGGTGAAGCCGACCAATCCAAGTTTGACCACACCCAAGATGACGGACCGATGAAACACTTTATGCGTCCAGTGTTGGAGGCTTTCGGCTTGCCGGAACAATTCATCGCGCAGGCGTATCAGGCATGTTCGTCCGGATATACACTTAGGCGAAAGCGCCTATTCTGTCGCGGGTTCGCAGGGACCCAAATGCCGACGGGGGTGACTACCACGACGACTTTCAATTCACTTTCTACTCTCTCCATGTTTGTTTGGTTTTTAGCCAACATTGAACGCCTCTCCGGTTTGGTTGAGGCCGGCTTGGAGTTGGGGTTTGAAGTGAAATATTTCCCAAGGGACAGCGTCCAAACGTCTACTTTCTTAAAAGGCTGGTGGCAAAAAACTGCAACTGGTTTGCAGTGGTTTCCACTACCCTCCGCCGTTCTAAAAATCGGTAAACTTTTGAATGACCCCGTGAAAATTACGAGCGTCACTAGAAGAGGAAAGAAGTATCATTACGATGAACGCACCGCCGTGAGAATGTGTGCTTTGGCTCTTGCCAATTCTTACGGAGAAGTCCCCCGCAATTACCCGATCTTAGGAGAATTTCTTTACACAATGAAGAGATTGGGCTTGCCATCAACCAAGACACTCGCGTCTCTCCAAGAATCCTGG